CTTGTCCACTATCAACAATATCTTCTTGGGCTTTCTGTTCGCAATCATATAATCTCATCTTTGCACGGTCAATACCTACAACAAATCTTTTATTCATTGTAGGATCATTATACCTATTCTTCAATTGTTTCACCATTATTTGGTTTAACGCTTCCAACTCTTCTGTAGAAATAAGGGCAAACATAAGGTCAGCAGTAGCAGGGAGTCCAAAAGACTCAGAGGTGTCAGTAAGGTCCACATCGCTACTAGCAAACCCGCTACGAGTAGTTTGAGTGGCAGATACAATCGGAAGGTTCGCCTCAACTGCGAGACCCCGTAATTCTTCTGCGATGGCTTTGATGTACGAATAGGAGTTGACATTACTTCCTGCTCTGTATCGTGATGAAGCACAGATATTAAGATAATCTATGAATATTATATCAGGTCTGAATGATTTTTTCAACGCAAGTTCATTAAGTAATCCTTTAAAATGTCCTGAATGAGCAGATGCAGTAGGATATTCTTTAATGATAAGAGTACCTTGTGTCTTTTGAGCAAGGTTTGTGACCTTACTATCAAACATAGGTTTAGGTAAATCTGTTATGTCCTGTATATTGACATTAAGTAGATTAGCATCGATCCTCTCCGCAATCTTTTCCTCTGCCATTTCGAGAGTGATATAGAGGACGTTCTTCCCTTGGAGGAGGACACTGCTAGCCATGTGGCACATAAATAAACTCTTTCCAACCCCTGTACCAGCAAGAGCAACGTTGAGAGTTTTATTCGGAAGACCTCCTTTCGTAATCTTGTCGAAGTATTCGAGGTCGAACGGGATCTTATCTTCCTTCCTATGGTACGATTCGTATCTTTCCTCATAATCTGTTAAGTAATCATGACCTATATTATTATCAAAGGATACTGCTAGAGCATCAGACAGAATAGAAGGAATAGCATCCCTTCCTTTAGCATCATCCTTTCCATCTGCTAACTGTATCGATTCCATCAGTGCCAAATATATAGCACGATCTCGACACCATTTTTCAGTTGTATTAACTAACCATTCAAACTCAGATGGTTGATCCTCTAAAGATCCTATTAGATCAGTAATCTCTTTAAAAGAAGAATCATTTATATCTTGACGTTTTTCAGTCTCAATACAAAGAACTTCTTTTGTAGCAGGAGTATTATACTCTTGAACAAAATTAAGAATTTCTTCAAATACAACCTTTTGATTAAAGTCCTCAAAGTATTCTGCTTTAAGAAAAGGAATTACTTTACGAACATACTCCTCATTATATAAAAGGTTTCTAAGAATTAGAAACTCAACCTTCTCCATAACTAAATTCCTGTTGTGCTATCTCATCAAGGGCTTGCATTACATCTGGAGTAAAGTAGGTGTCTGGTTCAGAAAGGATCTGTTTTGCGTATATCTTTTTGCCTCCAATCTCATATCTTCCTGCGACATTCTTCCAGAGTCCCCCAATCTCACCCAGTTCCAGTAGACCATAGTAACGGTCAAGGCCACGATCATCATAAAATAAACGTATCTCAACCGTCTTGTTCTCCTTACTTAAACGTGATTTGTGAGTCTTTGCTTTGATAATGTTTCCAATGACTTCTTTTCCATCTTTCTCTTTTTTCTTGCTGAGATATATGATTGTACTCGCTGCGTACTTGAGACCGCTACCGCCTCCCATTTCTTTTGTAGGTACGTAAGAACCAATGACATCGTAAGTGTGGTTTGTGACTATAAGTGGAATGTTTGCTTGACCCAATTTTAAAGTAAGCATTCTGAATGCACCTTTAACCAATTGAGATTTGGTCATATCACGGACTTGTTTATCGTCCAGTGCGTCCCTAATTTCTTTTTCTGTGGATAGCATACCCAAGGAGTCTAACACAAACATACATGGTTTGCGATCTTCTATGGGCATTTTCATATATTTATCAACTGCCTTAAGTGCCTTACCCCTAAACTCTTCAATAGTAACTACATTAATTACAACTAATCTCTTTAAGTCAATTCCCCTATCTGCCAAAAGAGACTTGTTAACAGCGGCTTCAGTGTCAAAATATAAGCAGTAACCATCAGGATTACTATCAAGGAAGTTTTTAACGACAGCGAGACTGAAAAAAGTTTTTCCAGTGCTAGACTCACCAGCAATAGCAGTAATCTTGTTCCCAGATACGCCACCAAATATAGAACCTGAAACGAGTCCGTTAAAAATGTACGAACCTGTGTCCACAAATTCTTCAACTTCATCAATATCGGATGCGAGTTGGGTGAAGTCATCTCCAATCTCCTTTACTATATCTTTAAGAAAGTCCATATAAGTTTTTAAATAATGTTGATGCAGATTCCTGAGTAATTAATTCCATATTAAGAGAGTATCTCTGAGTTTCAGAAGTAGCTACAGCAGGTTTATGATCTAAATCATTGGGAAAAATAAGTAATTCTCCTTGTTGAGGTATATAATGAAATTCTTTTCCATAACGTTTAAAAAAAATCCCATCTCCTTCTACTTGATAATAGTATACACCATTTATAGTAGAAGTGTAAAGATGATTATGCCATTCACATATTGACTCCTTTATATTACTCCTACAACACCAACATGTGGTTTGATTGTGAGAAGAAATATGAAAGTTTCCAAAAAGTTTATAGCACAGATCTTTAAAATTTTCATATATATGAGAAAAAAATAAAGTCTCATCTTTATCTAAAGGAAAATTTCCTATACCTTGCGATCCATCCCAAAATTTACCCCCAGCCCTAATAAAGATGGAAAGATTCTCTTCAATTGAATTATTAATTTTTATCCTATCTTCTACTCTCACATGACAAAAATCTTTAATAGAAAGAAGATTATACTCAGATAAGTACAATATTTCCACTAGATATCGCACTCAGCTACATCAAATTTATCTCTCTGGAGATTGTTATTATCACGAATATTCTTTAGTAGAAAATAGAGTCTAGTATCTCCACCCAAAGAAAGTGCATTAATAATCGTATCCAAATCTTTTTCGTCGATAGGTAGTTGCATTAGGAAAAGAAAAGTTCTAGGTTTACAGTTTTCTCTACATTCCATCCAATTGAATCAAGAATAATCTTAAGGGGTTCAAGGAAAGATTTCTCAAATTGTAGATCATAATCAATGTACTTGTCAAGACCAATTTCATGAGGAAAATCCTGAATAAAAGAAATAATATTCTCATGAATAATATTCGGTTTCTTCAAGTAACAAAATTTAATCTTTTCACCATTCTGGATGAGAGAGTACTTATTATCCAACTTATGTTTTTTGACATAATGATTGAACAATAATGCACCACGTATATGTATAGGAGTTCCTTTTGCATATATTGTGGAATGAGCTTGATACTTTGTTACATTAGAAGCAGTTCGAGGAAAGGCAATCTCTTCAGGTGGAAGTGACTTAAATTTCTTTCTAGACTTATCAATAAAATTAATTACTTCTTCTTCCGTCCCATTCATCATAAGTTTAAGAGCATCCTTAATCATTGCTCTACAAGGTGCTGGTGTGGAGGATTTGACTGCCTCAATACCCATCATCTTAAGTTTGGGTTCTTCATATCGGACACCCTCACTGTCCCATACATTAAGAATATAACGCTTCTTAGCAGTCCATATACCCCTCTCAGCGATGTTCTCTCGCTTCATTTGCATCTTTTGATCATATGCACTCACGTAATCGGCCAACGCTTGGTAAGAACTCTCAATATAAGGTTCAAATTCATTTTCACACACCTTATTAAGGAACGTGACAACGCCCTCAGTAGTTTTCTCTCTGCCCTCGTATACACGTTCAACCAAAGGGCCCAAATTAAGATAAATGGAATCAGTATCTGAAGCAATAACATAATCAACATCCTCAGTTTTTAAGATCTTATTGATCTTTTGGTTCATCTTGTTTTCTATCCAACGAATAGATACTTGTCCACTCAAGGTAATGGCTTCAGCGTTAGCCAATTTGTAATATCGAAAATACTGATTGCCAATAGCACCATAAGCACTGTTAAGTGATATCTTCTTCGCCATTTGGATGTTGTTACATCTAGCAATTTCTTTTGTGAGTGCCACCGATGGTTTCTTTTCATACTCTTGTTTTGCAGCAAGCATTCGTTTCTTAAATACAACTCTATCCCCATACATCTTATCCATCAACTCTGGTAGAAATCCACGCACATCCTTCCTATACTGTGCTCCATTGGCACATGTTGCATACTCAGGATTAAAGTCTGTTACCTCTTCGTTTAGGATCCTTTCAACGCTCGAACTGGGATGTCGAGTTTCCCTGAGGGTCTCTGGGGAAATATTGTACTGCATAATAAGATGAGGATACAGACTGTTGAGGTCAAAACTAACAACCCAATCATACTTTCCTGGTTTCGGTTCCTTGACATACGCCCCCGCATACTTTTCGTTCTTTTGGGATCTATTCTTAGGAGGAATAACTATGTTCCTCTTCTTCAAATAGTTATAGATTATAGTGTCCCACATTCTTACCTGATAGAACACATCATTATAGTTAACCTTAGCATCATAAGCCATAGTCAATGCAAGTTCGATCAGTTTCATCTTGTCTTCCAAACGGTCAACAAGTTCCACGTCAATTATATTATACTCAATAAATTTCTGCCATCCTTTTGTATAGAAATCCTTAAAAGTATCATACTCAGAGTGATCTAACTTTTTCTGACCCAACTCTACTTGAGCAATATAATCCAACCGATAAGATTCCTGTGCTTTATAGGTAAACTTCTTATAGAGATCAATATAATCTAACTGGGTGACACCACCGACATCAAATACAGTATGAGTTCTACCCATGATATGGATCTCACTCTCCGATACAAGTCCCCACGGGGAGAATCTCTTCATCAACTTCTCACCAAGAACTCTATCAAGTCTCTTGCAAATATAAGGTATATCAAATAACTGGATGTTCCAACCAGTAATCACATCTGGAACATCTTGCATCCAATAATTTATGAATGATGTAAGTAATTCATACTCTGTTGGGCAATGATGATAGATTACATCATTCCTAGTATTCTTAAAGGGTTTACTTCCCCAAGTAGTGATTTGCTTAGTTGTATAGTCTTGTATTGTGATTGCCAGAATCTCTTCTGAGCACGATTCCACATCAGGGAAGCCTTGCTCAGACGTAGTTTCAATATCCAAAGTAACAAGTTTAATCTTAGATATGTCAAACTTGATTTCATCCTCTGGGTATTTCTCCGAAATATATTGGTAAATATACCTGTCATTCCCGTATATCTCAAATCCCTCAACATCTTCATACTTCTTATAGAACTCACGACAATCCCTAACCGTACCTGGATTAATTGCTTCAACCTTTTCTCCATTCAACGTTTTATATTTAGTCTTCTTCTTAGACTTAACAAATAGGGTAGGGAAGAATTCATCACGATGTTCATACCTCTTTCCATTGTCAACTCCTCGGACCAAGAATTGATTACCGATTAGTTGAACGTTGGTATAAAATTTCATTTAGTAAGATCTAGGTATTTTTCAAGTAGAGTTGGAGTGGGATCTGCAAGAGTAAGTATCTTATCAGAACTAATCATGAATATATCATCCTTAGTCACAGAAAGCAACCAAGGTTCTAAAGTTTGATCTTCATTTATTGTAAATGGATTAACTAGCTTACAATCAGGTTCTCCAGGAACTGATGCAGGAGATTCTTCAATCTCACTAATCAAAATCTGATTCGTTGTCAGATGAACTATCTTTACTATTTTGTCCATGTCCTACTATGTCCTCCAAGTACATTGTTTTTAATTTTTGTTTTGGTTCTACCATTGTAACTACCCAATCGGCAGGAACTGGAATTTTAGTATCTTCTGATAGAGGCATCCAAGGAAACATAGAAACCTGAAAAGCAGACTTGTTTTCTGAATGCTCTTGACCTTCTTTAAGTTTTACTACACATGCTTTATCAAAAAAATATCCTATTACTCTTTTAGGAGTTTCTATAGATTCTTCTTCTCCGACAGCCATTTCAGTAACATCAGCAATAAGATCTTCTCCAGATTTTAAGAGTATAAGTTTAAGTGTCATGATACATATTTACCTTTCTATATTGTAACAATAAAAAAGGGGATCGTCAAGATCCCCTTTTCTTTTTATAAAAAATCTTTTCGACTATGATGTTCTGGGACTATCTTATTTAAGTCCACTGTTAAAAGTCCATCTTCAAACTTGACGGATCCAACCTTCGTATCGTCGGTGACCGTCCAAACTCGTTTAAAACTACGTTGGGCCAATCCTTTGTGGACAAATTCTCCATCAATTTCAGATTCTTCTTTCTTGCCTTCGACATGTAGTTTTCCAAACTCCGTATAGACTTTAAGTTCATCTTTCTTAAAGCCCGCAAGTGCGATTTCGAGTTTCGACTCATGATTATTCAACTGTATTAAATTGTATGGTGGATAGTTGGATTGTGGAACATCTGAATTAAAGAAACTATTCAGATAATCATCCATTCCTATACTGTTCTTAGTTATCCTATCAAATAAATCAGGAAGATTTGCAGAGTGATACCTTGCTAGTGTGTTCATGGTTCTCCTTTAAAAGCGAGTGTGAATTGTGTACCCGAAGCGTACACTACTAATTATACAAGCAAGCATTAAAAAGAGGGGTGTGAAACCCCTCCCAATTCTATTCGGTTTTCTAGTCTAAAACTAATCTACATTCACTCATACAACTTTTGTCATCTATCGCACAGTCAGTAATACACTCAAAGTATTCTGCTACTTGATCTGTATCAGTGGCATCTTCATATGAGGGCCATGCTTTGAGATTATTATACGAGATTAAATTGTGCATTTTACCTCCAGTGTACTTCTAATAGTATCCATAACCAATTTAGTTTAGGATCATTTGTTTTCATTCTAACACAAAACTATTTATATGTAAAGCACTTTTTTAAATGACTTTAGTAAAGTTAAGTATCTTCTGAGGGTTTAGTTTTTTTACCGATATTGTATTTCTGCTCTAATATCCAATCTCCCTTATCTTTAAAAGCAAGAACTTTAATTTGATTAAGAGGGGCGATATCTACCACTGCCTCAGACTTTACTACAGATATGAGACCCCAATCAGAAAGCAACCGAGCGATACGATTCCGACGCTGAACGTCATTAGGAGTAAGGTTAGCGTGTTTTCCATCAAGTGCAAATAACTCTTTAAAATGTACTATATAATATCTTCCTTGCTTGTGCAATATATGACAACTTTGATATAATTTCTTTTCCTTTCTTGAAGCTACACCAATTCTTGTAAGAGTTTCTCTAACCTTTAAAAAATCATCAGGTTCATTTAAAGTTACCTCTACCATCTGGTCTTGCGACCATTGTACAGTAGGTTCAGTAGTAGTCATTTCATTCCTCCAGTATCAAGTCGTTGTTTAATAAATTTAATTTGTTCAGGGGTTAATATTTTCAAAGCATTAGATGCTTTTTCGTTACTATAACCATAGTATTGTTTAATGATTTCAAGGTCTGTGACTTTTTCCTTTCGGAGCCAGGGACTGAATCTCTTCTTTTTCCTAAGTGTATTTAGATAAAAAG